TACAAAAAATAAAAAATTATAATAGCAATTTACCCCCGTCCTCCACCCACCTTTTCCTCCATCTACTTCACCACTTACTACACCAGCATATCGGTTCTCGTCGTCGTCATCGTCTGTAGGGAAAGGGATTGCATTCAATTGCGTTAAAATTTATACTGTATTAGTATGAGTTCCAATAAGAGACGAAGATTAGACTTTACTGAAAATTCCATTCAGAGTGATCTCGATAATACATTAAAAACACTTGAATTTCGTGTCCAGGAATATATAAATAAACTTGACCAAACAAGAATTTATTATAACAATATATGCTTACACCACAAATCACATACTCAGGATTCAATGCTAGAAATAGTAAAATTATTAGATGAATGTATATACATACGTCGATCGATTAAAGACTTAATAACTAATCTAAAACAAAAAATATCTAATCTAGGTAATCTCGATTTGGAAAATGTATTCAATATTAAAATTAATAATTTGTATGATATAGTAATGGATAAAGACTATATATTAAGAGGTCTTCTTGATATGTTAAATCCTCGTCTTGAATTATTAGTAAATAAGCAGTTTCTGGAAGATACGAACCCATATGCATTTACTTATGATCCTCTAGCGCCTCTACCGCCCTATCAACCTCCTCCTTCAAATACTAATCAAAACAACATTAACCGTAACACTGGTTCAGGCATTAGAAGAAACAGAAGACTATGACGTGGTGGAAGTCTTTAGCTTTTAATACTATTTTAAAACCTATACATTATATTCGGTTTCCTGCAGCCTATTACAGCAACTCTTAACCGTTTAGCGTTAATTTTTATACTGTATATGTATGAGTATCGGTAAGAAGGAAATTATTAGTACCTCCGGTAATTATTTTCAGAGTGATATCTTTTATAAACTAAAAGCACTTGAATCTCTCGTTCCAAATTATGAATATGAAGTTGATCGATTAGATCGTAATCTTAATTCTATAGCATACAGTGGAGTACCAGAAAATAAGGACACAAGATTAAAACTAATACAACTGTTAGATGAATGTTTACAAATACGTCGGTCGATTAGAGATCTGATAACTAGTATAAAAGAAAATTTGTCTAATATTAAAGTACCTGAATTGGAAAATAATATCAATGCTAAAGTCAATGATTTACATCAAATAGTAATGAATAAAGATTATAAGTTAAGATTTCTACATGAATATTTTAATCCAAGAGGTGAATTATTAACAGTTAGAGATCATCTTGAAGGAGATACGAATCCATACGCATTTTATTATACTCCTCCACCACCATATCAACCACCTCCTCCCAACACAAATCAAAACAATACTAACCGTAACACTGGGTCAGGCATTAGAAGAAACAGACGATCACGACGTGGCGGAAACTTAGCGTCTTCAGTTCTTCCTATTCTCACTTCTTTCGCATTATTTTAAAATATTAAGAATAATTACTTAAATTAGAACATAAATGGATAAATTTCAAGAAGTCGAAAATATCCTCAACGAGCTAAATCCAAAACCTCAACAAAAAGAAGAAGATAAATGTAAGGACTGTGGTAGCCCTCTTGAAGACCTACCTGATGATGGTCTCATTGTATGTAAAAACTGTGGAATGATAAACGAACATTACTTAGTAGCAACTCATAAATTTGAAAAAAACAGTAAAAATCCAGCATACACCTACAATCATAAATGCTGTTACAAACAAATCAATCACCTATCTGAAATTTTAAATAAAATACAAGGTAGATCAGTCCCTGAAATATCAAAGAAAGTTTTTGATACAATCAAGAAACAAATTAGTAACAAAAAGATTAAATTAAAACATTTAAGTTATTCCGATTTACGCGACATTCTTAAAGAACTCGGTTATCAAAAATATTATGACCACATACCATACATTCATAATGTAATTACTTCTAAAACACCACCTAAAATTTTTTTTCCTCATGAAGAACGAATAAAAGCAATGTTCCTACAAATACAGATTCCATTTCATAAATACTGTCCAAAAGAACGTAAGAATTTCCTAAGGTATTCTTACATTCTATACAAAATCTGTGAACTGCTTCAATATAAACAGTATTATCATCTCTTTCCTATTCTAAAGAGCAAAAGTAAAATCATCCAACATGATCAAATCTGGAAGAAAATCTGTCATGATTTAGGATGGCCATTCTATCCTACGATTTAGCTGGAGCTTTATCGAACTGTTTATTTTCATCATCAGTATCATCTTTAGTGTCAAATGAACAACAATTAGAACATTTTGATTTACTGATATGATTGATAAAGTAATAAATCACTCGTTCAAGAGCAACAGCTAAAGAAACAACTAATGCTGATATCGATACTGCATCCATCTTATATTATAATATAATATAATATGAGAATCCAAAGTGTACTCTTTGATAAAAATAAATACAGCCGACAACAAGCAATAGATTGGCTAGAAGATCATGGATTTCAACATTATAAAATAGATGTGACTAAGCGCTATTATCGATTTCGTCAGTTTAATCCAAACTATAAACACAGATACCGCATAAAAACGATTACTAAAGGAATTAAATTTATTTTCGAAATATAATATATAGAAATGTCTGTTGGATCACATCCTGCTGTTTTTCATGCACTGTTTAATGCTCCACTCTTGAGTCAGATAACACAGAATACTAATGTTACTCAAGATGCATATTTATATCCTCCAATGATGTTTGAAAATGTTCAAGTGCCTGGAGTAGGTACTGCAGTCTTATCCTATAAGAAATATGTTTATGAAGTGACAAGTGGTTCTGTTAATTTGTTACTGTATTTCTTTTTAGAGATCAGTTATAATGGCAATAAGGGTGATACTCTCTATTTCTCGCTACCTGAAGTACCTGGAACAGTTACATCATTCTATTTGCAAGTTGGAAACAGTCCTTGTGGACATCCTCCTCAGACTTTGCTTACAACTGAAGACGGTAACTTTTATCGTCTCTTACCTGGATCAACTGAAAACAATGGTTTAGCTGCTATCATGATCTATGCCAGTGGTTCTTATTCAGGTAATTGTTTCTGTGCTCTTGTAGGCTACGATACAATTACATCCTTCACTTAATAAAAAATATATAACTATAGTTATATAGGTCTATGGCAGCAAGTAAAGCTACAGAATATTATTCATCAATTCTTCCAGTAATCGATTTAGATAAAAATGTTGTTGCTAAGGAGTTGATTCCTGTGTCCCCAACATCTATTAGATATTATACTGTCAATGCTGTTGGAACAACAACAGGTAATTCAGGTAGTTCTGGCTTTGTATTTAATATAATACCACCGTCATCTGATGCTGTTATGTCAAGATTGATTCGTATTAGATTAACATTTCGAGTTCAAGTTTCTGGTAATTTAAAATCGAATGTGTTTGGACAAGGATGGAATGTGGTTAATTCAGCATATACAGGTTTTTGTGCATTTCCAATCAACTCATGTTTCAGTACACTAGATCTTCAAATCAATAATATATCAACATCTATTAGATCTTCTCAAGTTGTTCAGGATCTATTAAGATATGATGATCCTAAGAAATTAATTGAAGGTACATTAAGTGAATCTCCATGTATTATGGATCCTACATCAGACTATGCTATGATAACTAACTTTGTTACAAGCCCATTTGGATCGGTTGGAGACCAAGAATACTCAAGAAATTCTTTCAATATTAACTTCCAACCACAAGCTAATCCTGCTATTGCACCTAATCCTAATGCTCCAGCTAATAATCAACCTGCACTTCAAGCAACATTTGAAGCTACTTTTACAGAACCTTTGATTATTCCTCCATTAGTTTATACAGAAGATTGGTTTCATTACACTGGATTTGGACAATTAAATGCAGTTTCAATTAATATAACAATAGATTCTAATGCATTAGGACGAGTATTTAGACAAGCCAGGAACGATCCTGTTCAATGGACAAGCGCTCCTACAGTTACAATTGTAGGCACCCCCCAACTTATTGTTGGTTGGTATACTCTCAATCCATCACAAAAAATTCCTCCGATACTAAACTATAAATTCAGTAATATTGTAAACTATGTTACACAATCCAGTACTGCTATTACTCAATCAACAATTACTGGGGCTCAACCATTTGTTATAACATCCAATGCAATTCAACTGACTTCTATTCCAAGAGCAGTTATGATATCAGTTACAAAACAAGGGAAAACCTACCAAGATCCTGACTTTTATTATCCATTTGGAATTCAACAACCTCGTAGTGCTGCTTCTGCAGCTTCAAATATAATCAATATTACTTTTAATAACGAATCAGGTATTTTATCAACAGCAGGAGTTGAAGATCTATATATTATTGCAAGAAAGAATGGTTTAAATATGACCTATAGCCAATTTAGTGGTGCTTATATACAATATTATAACGGCACTGATGTTGTTGCGCAAGCACCTACACCCTCATATATAGTCGCAAATGGAGGCAGCAATGCACTTTTCTGGAGTGGCTCAGGAGGTCCATTATTATTGTTATTTGGTGTTGATATTCCGATAGGACCTGATGATTATGTTGGCAAGAAAGGATATTATTCATTCCAAGTAACTGTTAATTGTATTAATCCTTTAGTAAATCCAACATTAGCAAATAATCCACAAGTAATAAATCCAGATGCTGGTACTAATCAGCCTCAATTGAATCTCATTATAATTTATGACGGCTGGCTAAGAATTGAAAATGGAATTGCATCTTTTGATGTCGGAATCCCTGACGGTTATAAACCAATGAGCTTACCTCGAACAGTATATCCTAAAATCGATCATTTAATGAGAGGTGGTGGTCTTCAAGCAGGTTCATTGTTTGGAACCATAGGAAAAGTTGTTAGGTCTATTCCAATTGTTGGAGATATATTAGGTGGACTGTTTGGAGACGATGAAGAAGAACAGCAGCAACAACAAGTACAGCCAGTTTATATTACTCAACCGCAATATGCTCCTCAACAATTAAGAACAACACCAAGAGCATTGCCAGCTCCTAAAACTGGAGGTCATGCAAGAAGCTGGAGAAAATATCAGTATTAAATAGCTTTAAGTTTTAAATTAAAACCTAAAGCTATTAGAAACCCATAGCCCAAATAAAAAATGAAGCTGTTTCAAGATCTGGAGCCGTGGGGTCCTTATAAAATTGCCAATATGTGGGAGTTATCGTAAAAGTTATTCCAATATCTGCTCCTGTATTAAACGAATGTCCCCAAACTGACATATAAGGTTTAGGAAGTGGTATCTGGTCAGTATAAAAATATACAGGTGGACTAGCTGCCAGATCACTCGCCGGTAATGCTGGAAAGTTACTTATATAACCATGAATGACATAGGCTTTTACAACATCGGCTGGTGTTGCTGGTGGATTACTGCTCTCCAAAGACTGAGGAAGATTGATTGGATAAATAGTATAATAACCGATTTGTACAGCTCCATTATCGAAAGTTATTGGAACATTAGTAAAACCTGATAATCCATTTTGTGTTTCAAAAAAAGATAATAGCTGAATTGATTGGCCACCCTCTGTATCTAAAGCTTCTTGAACGATTTGACCGTTATTAAATGCACTCATACTATATATTAATATAGTTATATTTTTGTTTAGACCCCAATCATAATAAATGTCATTGTAATATTACTGACATCTTGTGTGGCCGTGATAACAACCGAATCGTATTCATATTGTGTTTGACCACTTTCATAAGTTGTAGAACCATTAATAGCAGGTGCACTACCTAATTGAGCTAATGTGACTGTAATACCAGCTGCAGCAGGTTCAGTCGGTTGTAAAATAACAGCACCACATTCAAATGCAAATGGTAAGTGAATAGAAGCACTTGACAAAAGAGTTTGAATAGCTTGTGGATTAGGTTCTAAATCATCAGCAGGAACCCATTGAGCTTCTCCAGCGGCTTCATCAAATGCAAGCACATCATTGGTTTCTGGATTAAATGTGTTGACATAGGCTGAATCAGGAGCTGTTTCATATCCTTCTTCAACACCAGTTTCAAGTTGATTAGTTTCAGGATCTGTAATATTTTGAGCCATACTATGTGAATAAACTGCATTGGTTCCATTCGAAGTGTATTCAAGTGATTCATCTTTCCATGCACTTGAATCAATAGTGTTATTAGGAAGTGCCTCAACATTTGCTAGCCAATTGTCTTGTGTAGTTTCGCTGCCGTTAAATGGAATTATAATACCACTTGCAACAATACCAGATTCTTCATTAGCAGGGAATGTATTTTCAACTCGAACCAAACTAGCAGCATTGGTATTAATAGATTGGCCAGAATTGAAAACATCAACAGCTATTTGAGGAGCTGTACTAGAAGCGTTTGTAATGGTGAGCCCTGTTACATAACAAAATACGATTTTAACGCAACCGCTAGTCAAAATCCCATAATTAAATGTTCCACTTGTAAAGTTAGTATTACTACCTACAAAGGCACTTGTCTGTTGTACATAATAAGGAGTTATAGAATTCAAACCCTGTGATGTTTGTGAAGGATTAATTGGATTGACTAATGGATAATTGCCCAATGACATCTATATATTTATTGTTCATATTTTAGATTAATATACTGATTTGAAGAGAAGTTTAATATTTGCTGCCTGTCCAGGTTGAAGTATTAGATCATTCAATTCGCCATATAAATCTTCATATTTGAAGTCAAATGAAATGAATCTAATTTCTTCATTTGTTGTAATATCGACCCATCTGTCATACACTTCTGGAATATAATACAAAGTTTGATCTAAATCACCCCATTTATTGATTGGGACATCATAATCAGTTAAGATTAATCGTCCAGGCACTTTTGAAGTTTCCAGATCAGGTAAATATTCCTGTCTGAAAGGCATAGTGGTCATAACGACTACTTTCCGCACATCATAAAAGTTGTAACTGGTATTATATTCTTGAGTAATCAAATATGAATTGTAAGTAAATCCACTAGGCGATGTTATATTATAATTGGAGTTATTTGGATAGTTTGGATCTAATCGGTATGAAGAAGCGACATTAGCAGGTACATTGATGGCTACATATCCAATTGGTACTGTATATCCTGTTCCTGTAATTGGCATTCCCTCATCAAAAAAAGGGAAACTATCTATTAAAGCAAACAGAGATTTATGTATAAGCAAGTAAACATTTTGCAAATAAAGTGGATAGGGATATACAAGATTGATAAGACTATTAGCAGAATCCCAAAAGAAATAAGGATAGGCTGACCCATATATACTAGAACTATTTACTGTGCCTCCATTAGTGACAAATTTAAAAAAAGGTACTTGGCTTGAAAGTTCTGATACAGGTACGGATGTAGGATATTGCATTGGAAGAGGAGGAACGCCTCCAGGTGGTGGAAGATTACCTGGTTGTTGTTGTGGAATAGGAGCTACTGGTTGCGGAGGACTATAAGTGCCTTGATGTTGTAATAGTTTTGGACCATATACTAATAACCATATAAGTGGAGAAAGAATAAGAAGTGGTTTATTTGGGAGTGATTGAACTGTATCTTTAATTTGTGTAACAATAGTCTTAATAGGACCTCCAGAACTTCCTTGAGTTCCACCACTCCCTTGAGTACCACCACTTCCTGTATCCCCCCATCCAGGTGCTGGAGGTGGAGTCACATAAGGAGATTGCTGATTATTTTGGGGTAAATTAATTCCAGGAAGTGTTGGTAAAAATCCAGTATTATGATAAAAATTATCAATCATCGTTTGCCCATAGTTATAGCCTCCGTCAACAATTGTAATCTCTGAATTTGGTGCTGTACTAGTTGGTGTTGAAATACCAAATTGTCCAACATCAATTAAAACTGCTAAAGCCTGTTGTAACATATAATTCAAATATTGTAAAAAGTCTACCATTGTTATGGGATTCCATAGATATGGTGGAACAGAATATGTATAAATTGTATTACCCCATAAAAATCCAATCATAGGAACAACATTCTGGAGTACTTCTTTCATAATATACTGTTGAACACTGTTTAATGGAACATCAAATCGAGCTACACACATTTTATAGTCACTTCCTTTTGGAATCAAAGCTTGTGTGAGTGTCGTATTTATTCGACAAGGAATTGGTTCTAAGGTATCATTGTATATAGATGCATTCACATAAATGTATTTAGAATCCTTACTAAAGTTTGTGAAAGTCGTCATTTATATTATATATATTTATAAAATGTCTTCATATTATGGTCATATATGCACATGTAAAAACATGCGAGGCGGCTCACTACAAGTCGCTATGGATAACTTTGAAATTGATAAGGTTCTTAAAAATGAAAACATTTCTCACCGGATTATTACATATGATCAAATAAACCAAATCGATCCATTAATTTGTCCCAATTGGATAATCTTTCTGTCCTATCCTGGTTCAAGAATAGGTCACTGGACTTGTTTGTTATTTTATAGAGATGGCAGTCGAAAGATGTTATTTTTTGATCCGTATGCTTTTGGACCTGATGAGGAATGGAAATACCTTGACAATCCATTACATTATAAAGCTCCTCCTCCTGTTTTATCTACGGTTGTTTTGCCTCGGTTAAAAAGGAGAGGCTGGATACTGGAAGTGAATCCGTATGATATTCAGGGAGCGTTAACTTTAGACGATAGAGCTGAACGTTTTATTAGTAGAAATCTATGCGGTGAATTAGTTAGTTTGAGAATTATCTATAAGAAAATGTCCTCTCGTGAATTTTATGAGTATATAGTTAATGATTTTACTCCAGAGAGAATATATGAAATAATTAAGTATATACACGATGGCGAGTTCACGACACCATAGAAGCTTACTCAAAGAGAAATATTTTCATATCTTCTTTCCATCTCAAACTATGAAACGAAAAATGAATGATGCTACTATCATTGTTGGAAAAAAAGGCTCAGGTAAAACATCGTTGGCTTTAGCATTGATTAAACTCTATCATAAATTTAAACCGAGAGACCATATCTATGTTTTTACTCAAGTGCCTGAAAACTATGATGAAATTAGAAGGAAAGTTCTGATAATCGATATCAATAAAATGATTGAAGATTTTGATCAAGGTGAATCAGCAAAATTTACTGATCTCTTGCCTGAAATCAGTGAATTACAGAACAGTTTGGTTGTTTTAGATGATGTAGAAAGTATTCCTCAAAAAACTTTGAATTCCTACATGACAAGGTTCATTAATTTACTGTTTCAAAACGGAAGAAACTATAATATTCAGATTATACTGATTTTACATCATTTAAATCGAGGTAACACATCTACACAAATGATTAAAGAAGCTGATGCTTTAGTTATTTTCCCTGATTCTTTCGATTACAATACATTAAATACATTAGTTCATCATTATGGATTCAGTCGACAGAAAGCGATGGAGCTGTTTAATGTAAAAGAAAAGTTTTTGCTGTTAAGAAATACTAATCCAATGTATCTGTTTGGTGGAAGCACATTAAGGACATATCCGTTAGACAAAATTTAATGATGTATTAATATATATGGCCGGAGCTGTAGAAATAATTAGTTCAATAGCTGATATATTGCCCGCTGTTGTATCCTTACTGGATCTTTTTCATGATAGTGCAAAAAAACGAAAAGAAAAACAACAGCCAAAAGTTTTGCCCGCAATCTATATTAATGGTCAAACAGGGCAGCCAATATATTATCCTCAACGACAAGTTGGAGGTGCTGCCAAAAAAAGACAAAAAAAGGCTTTAATTTCACGTATAATAAATAGTAAGCGACGAAAAATTGATAAACCGCCTCGACGAGAAGATGTTAGAACAGCCATGCAATACTACGATAAACTGACACCACAAATGAAAGAGGAGCTAAGTGAATATCTGCCTGAGCCTATTATTAATCATTTGGAAACAGTATATAAAATTTTTAAAGAATCTCCACTTCCTCCTGCAGAAAAGGAAAAGGCACTATTGAGATATACTCAAAAACTACATAGTTTAGATAGCTATTTGTTGGATCCGATGTTGGATACATTAGGTGTTAAACCTACAGGTCAAACAGAATCGCCTTATGTTTGGGTTCAACGATTAACACCTGATGGGAGAGTAAAATGGGAGTTTAAGAGGAGAGATGAAGTTATGGGATATAATCCATTACCTGAAACTAAAGAAGACATAGCAGAAAAAATGGCAAGAGAAAATCGATTAACTGGATTAGATTTGTATAAGGCATTACCTGATTTATATTCTGAAGAATTACGAGCATTGCCCCCACGAGAAGAAGAAAAAAAATTAGAGGCTGATATTCCAAAAACTTTAGAAAAAGAAGAAATAGAAAAATTAAAGGAAGAAAAAGATAAAGCATTAGAACAGTATAAGGAAGAGGCTAAAGGAAAAGAACTTGAACCTCCCTCTGAAAAGGATGATGAATTTACAGGAGAAGTTATGACACTACCATCAGAAGAATTAGAAGAAGAAGGTCCTGATATATTTTCGCAGGAAATAAAGAAAGTCGAAGAAACAGAAGAATCAAAAAAGAAAAGGAAGGAAAAAAAACAAGCGTCTTCAAGTACTAGTAATGTGAATGTCCCTAGAGTTGAAACTTTAGTAGAAACACCAGAGGAACAAGAAAGATTAAGAAAAATAAAAGAAGAAAAATATAAACTTTATGAGACCGCTCTAAGTGAAGTTAAAGATAAAATTATATCCAAATATCCTTTTTATGGTGAAGAAAGAATAACAAAAGAGGACTCATACCTAATATTTGAAGAATTAAAAAATATAGTAAAAAAATACATTAAGCCAGATGAATATGATAAATATATTAAATCAATAACAAATGAATATTATAATATTATAGCTACTATGTCAGCATATGTTAGAGACTTAAGTCAATTAGTGATTGAGTTAAGTAGATTCATAATTGACTTAATCATACTTTTTGATCAAAGTTTGACTGCTGTTTTTCTCTTCTCAATTCACTTCAACAATGACTCAGTTTCCATGTGGTAGTCCTGCGTGACTTACAAATCTCGATTATTTCAACAATTCGATTTACAATAAAATTCCTGAGGCAGTTGAAAGCAAAGTTCTGAATTATTTTAAAGCAATCAAAAAACAGTACCGTCGTCCCAAATTATTCGCTGATCTTCCTCTTCGTGAAGGGATCAAGTTATTTCTGTATTGGTTAATAAAGTACGAGAGCGAGGCTGATATTGGTAAGCTTTCAAAGTGTTTTTTCTTTTTTTTCTCTTTTCAGCTGTCTCATTTTGCCAGCTTTTTCGTTCAGCGATTTTGACGGGATATCCTCAAAGTAATTTGAATGCGTTAATTCATGAGTTTATTGGTTTGCTTCCAACTTTTTGTCGCGAAACGATCCGGATGGGAACATATGAAGAAAGAGTCGCTGCACGTGAGAAGTTTTCAGGATTATTGCCAAAAAAATTGCGGACACAACTTTGATTGGAGATACAACACATTTTCCTGTCATTTCTCGAAAGAACGACCAATATCAAGGTCCGAACTCGATGTGGAGTTACAAGCTGAAAAAACTAGGTATTTAATTTCGACGATTGCTTATCGTTTTTTCATTCATTTTTTAGTTTTACTCTATATTGGTTCCGGTTCAAATTGTCAATTTTGTGTTTTGCTTCAGGTCTCAAAATGACAATTTTCTGCGATCTTGAAGGAATTGTTCGTTTCATTTCACCTCTTTGCCCTGCGGGACGGTCAGATATTACACAGCTTCGAGAGATTCTTCCAACTCTTCAGTGCTGCATTGATTGTAGGGACGTTCTGTTGTTTGATAAGGCATATGTGGGAGCAGAAAAAGAGTTTGAAAGAAATCTGATATATGTTAAATACAGAGAGCCACCGAACGCTTTTCTTTCAGAACAGCAAATAATAGAAAGTCAAGAAATGGAGAAAATTCGGCGCCATATTGAGTTTGTGATTGGCGATATCAAAAACAGATTTGCGATCCTTGAGAAAAAGTTCAGACACGATCGAGAATATCTCACTCCCGTTTCTCACTTTTGCGTGGCTTTGAGCAATGAAACAAAAAAATATTTGAACAATGAGATAAATTATTCAGTTGAATGGGTTGGAGCGATTCCAGACTTTTCTGTGACCAGTCAAACTACAAGAAAAGTACTTTTTCTTTCATTACTCAGTTCAATTCCATTTCATTTATAATGAAATAAAATATTCTCAAACAAATTATACCATAGTATATATTTTGACAATATTTCAAAATAACTTTAGTGGTTGAGATTTGTTACTGAGATGAATTGTGTATAGCGTCGAGCTTCGAGGTTCTCATCTCTCAATTTTGCCATTTCAACAAACGAGCAGCAGAATTCCGAAAAGCAACGAAGCATAGATATTATTTCGATATTATCTGATCAATTTGGCACCAATCAAGAGAATCGTCAGAGGGAGCCAACTCATTCACCCATCATCACATACGTCCACAGAAAACGTATTAGTAAAGCGAAATAATGATTAGATTGTAAAATTCAATACATACAATAAAGTTCATAAAATTGATAGCCAAACCCTCTCATTTGAAGGAAGATTTTGCTATGTTCTTGTAATCCATACTTAAGTCAATCATGAATCGAATTAACTCAATTATGAATTAACTTAAGTCTCTAAATGGGTCAAAATATTGCCTTGGGTTATT